CATGCCTACACCATCAAACTCCTGAGCATAAAACTCATCAGGAGAAAGAATAGTGTTAAGAGGATCCATACCTTGACAAAAACCACTTTCAGGCACAATGGCAGACATACAAATCCAATAGCCGAACTCATCATTCTCGAACTCAAAGGACTTAATATCTTCCTGCTTAGTAACACCAACACCCTTACCGACATACTCACCAAGAGCACTATTAGCACCGATAACAGTATTGGAACTATCAGCCGTAGCGTTAATATCGACAATATCGATATCCAATTCCTCATAACCGATAAAATTGGACTTCTGTTCATCAACATACTTACCAAAGCCAGCAGCACGAAGAAGCTCGGCAATACGCTTACCGGCAGCAGTCTGACGATTAGTCCACTTATAAAGAATCTTCAAAAGTTCCGCATCAACTTCAGTATGATTAACACGGTTAATAAAGACATGACCAGTAGTAGTAGAAGCAGGGAAATTAGGACCAATAGACTGCTGGACAACCTGTTGAACACCACTAACACCATTAGAAGAATTCACAGTATTCAAAACAATATTATTCAACCAACCACGAGACTTATCAGGATCACCAGTAGTAGTACCGGTAGCATCAGCAGAAGTATGAGCACTAATATAATCGTAGTCCTCAGTAACGTAACAACGACCAAGGTCTCTACAAACAAAATCCAAGAAAAGAACATCACTAGTATTAGTAGTAACAATACCATAGTTACTCGCAATATTCTGTTCATAACGGTTCAGAATAAACTTAGCCGTAGTCTGTTCCCAAGCCTGATACAAGGTAAGGCCAAACGAATCGAAATAAGCCTTATAGAAAGCAAAAAGCGGAAGCAGCGAAACATTCTGAACCGACACAAAATTAGGACGATAACCACAACCAATAAGTATCTTACGAATACGCTTACCAAACGCACTCAAACGAGCAGCAATAGCCAACTGATAAGTAACATTGTTAATCTCAATCTGATGCCTAAACACATAATCAGCAGACTCCAAAGAAACCTCAGAATAACCATTTACAGCAAGAGAAGGAGTAAAAACCTGAGAACGGTGGAAGAAATCAAGAGAATCAGAACGACCAGTAGGAATCCAAGAATCACGTGCAAACGGATTACCAAGAAACTGATTCAAATCAACAGCACCACCAGAAAAACCAGGATAACCAGCATTCGTAAAAGAGGGCTTAAAAGTAGTCGAATAACCAAGCCATGTACGAATATCAACAGCAGCAGCAGTAGAATCAGCACGCGAAAAAAGAGTCCAATTAGTAACAGAACTGTCAGCCGTCTCAGTAGCAGAAGGAGTATGAACATAAACCGAATAATCAGCACCAATCAAACACATGGCACTCAAATCGCAAAGGGCAATATAGGGCAAAGTCGTAGGCTGATAAAAATTATTATAACCGGGAACCTGAGTCTTAGAAAGAAAAGCCGGAAAATTACGTACAAGCTCGGACATACCAACAAAATGGTGCCAAGTCTTCTGCTTCAAAGAACCGACAGAAGGAGCAACCATAGGATCAAGACGAACAAGATGGCGAGCCTTGCAAATCGTCTTAGACTTAGGCTTAATGAGCTTACAACACAAAGGCTGCAACTCACCGAAATCCATGGAAGTAGACACCTGATGATTCCAAGAGAACTTAGAACGCTTGATATCACCAGTATCGACAACAACCTTACCAAACACGTTATTATTATCAGACATTATTTAGTCTCCTTATCATCATCGTTATCAACATCTTTCGGTTCAACGCTCAAATCCGTAATGACCTCGGACTGAGAAAAAATCTTAGTATTAACCTGCTTAAGATTCACACCGGCATCAAGACACGAACGAAGGTCAGTAGTCTCGACAGAAGGCAATTCAACCTTACTAAAATCGACATACTTGGTAGTACAAATACCATTCTCGTTAGTTTCAAGAACCGGCAAGACCGGCAAACCGGCACCGGCAAAGGGAAGAGATTGTCTAGCTCTCATATAATTTCTCCTTATGGTTAGACAGCATGTTTATAGAAATCCGAAACACGTTTTACCTTGGCACGATGCTCAAGGTTATAACGCTGAGACCACTTAAGGGACTCAATAAAATAAGAAACCTCGTTAATCAACGCAATATGATCACCAACGTCAATCAAGTCAGGCGCACCGTATATGTCAGACCAGCGAAAATTCTTAACAAAACGGCTAAGATACATCTGTTCACGAGGAACATCATAACATTTATCGTAAGGCAAGCCATAGTAAGCGAGATAATACTCAGCAACCAGCTCAGGATTATTCACGGCAAGGACATGGCTAATGGCCTGATTACGGTGATGCTCTTCGGGAATACCGTTAGCAATCCAAAAATCCTTGCGAGACATCTGCCTGAACAACTCGGCATAATATTCCTTCTTCATCTGGAACACTTCACCGATATGGTCATGAAAGAACTGGGTAGCTTCCTTACCTACCATTCTTCTATGAGTTCCTTCACCTTTCTTAAAATGCCACTTATCCTCGATGAAATCATAGAACCAATCACCATTGGGACAAGGACTAAAGGAATACGAAGGAGTATACAGAATCTTGTTACGGATATACAAAGGCACGTTACGGCGGTACTTATCACCGATGAAGTCAACACCATGCCTAAGGATATTAAGAAGTTCCTGAGGGCTTTTCTGTGCAAGAAAACCGAGACCAATAGAACGACTCTGAATATGGAACGGTTTAAAGTCCTTTAAAGCCTTATCCTTCAAGTCAACACCATAAGACAGCAAGTGATCATTATAACCCAAATCCTTACAAGTATACTTGGCAGCATACCGGGCAGCGTTCGATATGTCGGTAGTAAGGAGAAAAGGCTTATGCTCGTAACCTTGGCGGTCTACACCGCCTTCAAAGTAACGAGGAAAAACAAAACCGTGGTGTTCCCACTGGGAATGAACCATATTGAACATGTCACGAGGTTCAAACTTGCAACGGGTAACCTCTCCAGTAGTCCTATCGACACTCTCGTAAGTGCTGGGAAAACAAATAAGACCGTGATAATGGCTACGCTGTGTACGGTCAGGATCACTACCGAACTCACTGCAAATCATGTACTTTATGCCGGAAATGCCATAAGTCTCGTGCAAGCGCTTGCGGATATTATCAATGAACGTGCGAACATGGTAACGGCTGAAACAATACGGCAGACCTTTTTCAGATACCTTATCAAAGTTCTTGACAAACTCCTCAGGAAGACGAGGAATCTTGTCCTCGGAATAGGTAAGGGTAAAAAAGCCGATATACCACTTGTTCTTACGGCACCAATCCAGCTCAGAACGCAGACGAAAAAACCACTGACTATTAGCTGACTGCCTACACTCTTCACATTTACCGCATGGAACAAACGCAATCTTAGGAGCGTACTCGTTACGAGCCTTGATTTTCATGTATTGGACGCACATCAACAAAACTCCTCACCAAAAAGTTCTACCTGAGTAGGCTGATGAACAAGAGGAGCTTGCATATCTTGCTTACAAGAAGCGAAAAAACTATCAGAAGGCTGACGAAGGAACTTCAATACATCGTCAAGAACCAACAGAACATCAGGCTGAGCAAGTTCAGAAAACATCTTTTTCTGACGCTCGATAAAATCAATGATAAAATCATTTTTAGCCGTAATACGAGCAGCAAGAACCTTGAACTGGTCAAGGGTGATAAAAACTTCAGGCTTATGCATTTTTTACCTCACAATTCTCGAGAACCTCGAGACCTTTAGAAGTAACGAGCGAAAGCCTAATAGACCTGTAAGGCTTCTGATTAAGCATGAAACAAAGTGCGTAAAACGCCCTTTCGGCCTGATAGCGAGAGCAATAGGAATCAAAAGCAACGAGGTTGCCATCATTCCTAAAAACAGATATTCTGTAATTGTTTTTCATGGTTATTCCCTTTCTTTTTAAAACGTGAGAATATCGTAAATCCACGAATGCGGATTATGTAAACTCACGTAGATGTATACAATTTATAATATTTTTTTTATTTTGGAAAGATATTTGTAAAATTTTACATACAATTGATACACTAGTGAGTTTTTGACATTTGGGCATTAAGATACATATGCATTGAGTGCACGAATTATTTGTATTCGACAAGCACTTCAAACCTAGCGGTCAGGTGTCTAGGACACTGTGCAATTATGTTGGCTAGTCAGTTGGTCGCTTTGCAAGCAAAAAGCGACCGAATTCCACTCCGGCACTCACAGAGCGCCTACATGGAACACGGTCTTATCTTCTAACTAAACATAAAGGTGGCAAATGCCTGTTAGACTCCGGCCTTATTCATGTTAAAAGCCGTCAAACACTATTCGTAAGGCAGAATGATACAGACTAACACGCTAACCACAGATAACCTACGGCAACGGGTCTAGAATAAGCAAAAAGCCAATCAAGGAGACTTGAAAGGCTTATAGGGAGGAGGGAAATATAAAGGAGCCGACAGATAGCAACTCCATCAAACGAATCACACGCTAATACTATCTAGCATAACCTTTGCTGGAAAAAGCACGCAACCTATCAAGTAACGCCTTATGATCCTGATAAAGTTCACCAAGACGCTTATTACGCTCCGCAGACTGCTTAGCCTGCTTCAGAGCCTTAATCTCATTACGAGAGAGCTGCAATTGCTTATGTACTTGCTCTCTCGACATAGACGAAATAGGCGTAGTAGACTTAGTAGCAAACGCACCAGCAGCAGAACCGCCAACACGAGAACCAAGAGAAGCACCGACACCGAAACCGACACCAGAAGCAGCAGCCTTAATACCGTCATAACCGACCATAGCAAGCAGACCACTTATATCACCTGAATGCCACATAGCAGCAGGATCATGATGTAAAAGAGACTCAACTTCCTGACCGAGCTTCGCAATATTGGAAC